TTTATTTTTATCATCGCAGAAGATTTTTAATTTTAATCCTATAGATTTGCAGTGTTTTAAAAATTTTTCAGAAATGTTTTCAGATAACATTATAGTCATTAATAGAATATTATTTCTATAAGGAGCGACCATGTTTATATTTATATCTTTATCTGTGATAATATTTACTTTCCTGTTGCCTACCCAATAATTAAAAACTGATGAATTTAGATTCTTAATATAATCAAGTCTTAAATTTATTGACCTGTCTTTCATGAAATTCGCATCAGAAACAAAATCAGGAACAATTTCTACAATTTTTTGATTAAAACTCTTGCCCAAATGAACCAATTCAAAACGCTCAAGATCATTAGATATACCAAGAGAATCTAAAATATTTTTTGCTACAACGTATGGACTAATAAAATTAATCGTTTTTGGCGATTCATTTAATCTTCCATAAGAAGGAAGATTGCCATCTCTATGTGATTCAAGGATGATTTGAGAATTCGTATTCCAAACTGGTCTGGTATTGATTGGATTAAATAAAGAATATAAGCCAATTGATTTTGTATTAAACACTGAAGCTATGTGCAAACTATAATTCTCATTAGAAATTAAAAGTCTAGCTTTGGATATTAAATAGTTTTCTTGTTTTTTGTTGATTGTGATAAAACATTTGTCGCAAGCTAATTTTACGTTTTTATCAGTAGCTATCTGAAAAATATCAATGTCAGCTTCTTTTAAATATGGCTTTACTAAATCAAGAACATCGTTAAAGTAATCGTATTCACCAGTTGTGGTTTTGCATCGCGTGTCAATTATTATATAATTATCGTTTCTTATCGGAAGAAAATATCTATCAAGATAAGGTTGTGAAATCTTAACTCCACAATCCAAAGCCATTTTTTCAGTTAGATTCATAAACGTTGTATTGTAACTTATCTTTGCCGTTTCTAAAATAATTATTATTTACTGATAAATATGGAGCATAGACTATATCAAAATATTTAGTACTAGATCCTTTTCCTTCAAAAAACAAAGGATCATTCATTTTGTCGAAGTAATTAAGAACTTTCTTAATATCTGGATGAGAATTTATAATGTCAAAATACTCAGATTTCGTGAAAAAATAAATATCATGTTCTGGATATAATTTTTTAATTGATGAAACTAAGGATGTGGATATAATTACTTCTTCAGCACCTTCTGGCTGAATAAAGGCAATTTTTTTAGTGTTGTTGTTATCCTTCAGAGACTCAAGCATTTCATTAAGAAATGTATTTTGATTTTCTGTTAAAGCTACTTTTCTAAAATAATTTAATACATCTGCTCTTTTAAGATCGGTATTTAATCTTTGAACCCAATGAACCACTCCAGCAGGATCTTTTCGCATTAAGATATTATCGTATAACGATTCTACCCATTCTTTATCTTTTAAATTTTCATTTGCATTGTAGAATGGATTGCATTTTACTTTTTTATTTTTAAATTCATACTCTACTTTAGGAAGACTATCGAATAAATCTTCGAAAAACTTGCCCACAACTTCAATGCTATAGTTATCTATAACAAATTGTCTAGCTTGTTTGCCTAGTAATTTTTTATTTTCTAATGGTAAATTATATACATATTGCAAATAAGAAAAAATACTTGTTGGTAAAGTAGAAGCTTTAATAAATTGCGTACCCGGCTCTCTGTATTCAGCCCATTCAAGAGGAAAGCCGCCACTTTGTTCAGTAGAGCAGTCTTCACCGCAACTATAATTGGTTACAAGTGTTATCAATTCGGTAAGTTTAGCTTCCTGAATTGGTATTTCTTGTCCACCGGAAGTAAATGGATGACAATATACATCCATAAGATTATATATTTCATTTAATTGTTGTTCATTTACTCCAGTTTTTACATTAGTTGTTTCACAGCTATTTTGAGCGCGACAATAATCGCAGTTTATAACGTGCGCTGCAAATGGTTTAATATGATATCCATTGCAGTTTTTACAAACATAAGTTGTTAATATATTTTTTGGATCAATTTCTTTCTCCTTCAATAACTTAAGAATATCCCAACCTTCATTCCAATATGTGTGCAGAAGCAGCTTGGCACTTGCATTTGGATTCGCTGTCTGAAATAATTTAAATCCATCAAGTAAATTAGGAACTGATTTTCTTAATTGATTTCTGAATACAAAACCAATAATGAATTCTTTATCTAATTTAAAACGTGTGCGAATCTTTTTTCGATCTTCATCGTTAAGTCTATAAAAAGAATCTGTGTCTAGTGTACCATGTACTGTTTTTACATGAGTATGTCCGAGTTTGTGCATAGCTTTTTCAGCAAAAGATGCCCATACAAAATAATGATTTATTTTGGGAGCTATTGATACAGCGTCAGGAAGGATTGGTAAGCTATCTAAAGTGGTGTGAATAATACAATGAACTTTATTCCACCATTCTTTTTCTACAAAGCCGTTGAACGCCCAAACATCTTCAATGCCTAAATAAATATCGGGTTTTAATTCCTTTACCGCATGATCAATCATTTCTGCGCCATAACCAGCAGCATTTTTACGCCTTTCATCAATAGCAATTTCCTTATGAATCTCTGGATCATCTGGCAACATGCCATAAGATTTCCAAGGAACAAATTTTAATTGTTCTGATTCCCAAGTATATCCATTACTTAATTCGATAAGATCGTATTTGCCGGTCTTATATAGATAAGATAATAAATTCTTTTTATGCTTACCGAATCCGGTAAACATTTTGCAAAAATTGCTATGAATTAAAACCCGTTTTTTACGCATTAGAAATCCATTTCTTCGGAATCGGCAGCAACTGGTTCTGGCTTCTTAGGCTTTGGAGCGGCTTCTTGAGAAGCGGTTTCTCGCTTTGCTGTTGGAGCAGATTGTTCACTCTTTGCTGGAAGCTTGCGTGAGTCATCAAGAACAGAATAAAACTTATTGATAAAAGCGATCAATCGAACAGCTTCTCCCGGCTCTAGTGGAACCTTGAAAGTGTCTGCGCCGTTTCGAGTAAACGACAAACCGAAAGCGGTGTACTTGACAGCGTATTCACCAGTTCCCTTAGTCTTTTCATAAGGAGCGAGCTTGATTTGAGTCTTGTTAGACTCGCTAGAATGAAATGCTGAATAAGAAGTCTTCTGCTGAAATGCGTTGATCATTTCTCCAAGTTCAAACTCGTTGAACTTAATAGCTATAGTCTTTGAAGGATTGTTACGACTCTCAGCGAATGAGCCTGTCTTAGTCTGATCATTCCAAGAGTGTTGAGCAATACAGTTTACATAAAACTGTGGTTCACTGCTTGGCTTTTGTGAAATTTGAAAACTGATGGCGCAACCCTGATTCTTAGGGTTTGGCTTATAGATCTGAAGATTCATATATCGCAGGATATTATTAGTATCCTGCGATATTTCTAATGAAATTACTCGAAATAATAGAATAAACTTCTAGCAGTTCCGCTGACAACTGGACTAGAAATTTTAATTGGATAAGCGGGATTCAAAGATTGATTCGCTCCTACAGTAACAGTTCCAAAATCTCCACTAAATGAAGCTAAAGCAGAAACGATATAAATATCTCTATCATTTGTTGCAGTGATGGTTGTGCCAGTATTAAAATAACAAAATTCTATGTCTTGATTATTAGCCATATATTTAATTACACTTATTGACTAGCTTTTAGAAGAGCTTCTAGCTTACCATTTGGAGTTGTAATACCACCAATCGCAGTAAAGATAGAAAGACCTTCTTTGACTCCCTTGTAAACACCTTGATGAACAGTGCTGTTAGTCTTCAAAGTTCTATTCAGTTGATTAAAAGCGTTATCTAAATATTCTTGCGGAATACTATCTAAAGTCTTTTCGTCACAAATAGCCACAGCAGCAGCGGTGCTACCAGTAGAAAGATCAAGCTCGCCGCAAAGGACATTTCTCTTAAGATTTTCACGCACTGCTTTGCTGATCTCGGCTTCGTTGCTATGATTAGTAATGTTAGCTGCACCAAAAACCATAATACCAGAATCGAGAACAGTTCTAAAATCATTTGTATCGAATGTACTATATTGACTATTCTTAGTAATGATATTATTAAACAAATGGAATAAAGAACAAATATTAGCGTTTGCTACTTGCCAAAACTTATTTACAGACAGCTTTGGATAAAGAGTATTAATTCTTTCATTATCAAGAATAATAAGAGGAGAAACAATCTTTTGTTCTACTAGCTCACAAGCTTCCTTTAATGTCTCGTAAGCATTTTGGCTAACTTTCTTACCTTCAGAAAGCTTTGGTAGAGCGAGAATTAGACCAACATAAGGAGAACTTGCCTTTACAGTATTTTGATACTCCTTAACCGTCTTGACGAGTTCGGAGCAAACACCAGCACCAGTTCCACCACCAGCGCCAACTGTTACAAAAATACGATCAATATCCGTACCGACAGAAGACTTAATAAAGTCAACGACATCTTCTTTACTATTTAAGAAAGCTTGTTTAGCGAACTCTCTATTCTTACCCGCTCCTTGCTGCTCACCAAACTTCATCTTGTTTGGCACGTTGATGGTGGCAAGATCTTGATCAGCCGTATTAATTACACCAACGCGAGCATAACCAATTTGAGAGAAAGTTTCAGCTAGTTTGCCGCCACCTTGACCAGCACCAATAAAGCCAAATTTAAAACCAACTGCATCTCTGTCCTTTGGTTCTGGCTTTTCTGATTGAGGAGGCTCAGGGATATCTGGCATCGCAAAATCAAACGTATCGTTTGAAACTGGAGGATTTGGATTCATACCGTAAATAGGATTGTGATCGTTCATATATTATAGAATGTTTAAACTGTCGCCTTTGCGAACGTCATTCCAATTGACTTCACCTTTTGCTTTATGGCGAATCTTGTATTGGGAATAACAAACAGCTAGTCTTTGTTTCTGGTCTTTGAATTCCTTATTCATCATTTCATCGCCAGCACATCTGCTGACGAATTCTTGTTCTGTTTCTTTCTTAGATGGTTTAGGAAGTGGCATATAAATTAAATTACACAAATATTGTTATCTTTAACTAAAATTTCCAAATTTAGTTTTTTATCAGAATCAAGCATTTTTTCTGCAACTTGTGTTTGCAGTTCTCGTTGAATAGTTTTAATAACTTGTCGTGCGCCAAAGTTATTGAATTGTATTTTATCAAAAATGAAATTTGTTATTTCTGAAGAATATTTTATTGTAACATTTCTCTCTGATAGATCTGTCTTAAATAATTGTAATTCTTTATCGATGATTAGTTTAATTTGTTCTTGCTCAAGAGTATCAAAAATAACTACTTCATCAATACGATTCAATAGATCAGGTGGAAAATGTTTCTTAATAGAAGAAAGCACATCAGATTTGCCAGCTTTCTGCTTTCCAAATCCTATAGCTGAATGATTAACGACTTCAGCACCAATATTAGTAGTCATAACAATCATTGTGTTAGAAAAGTCAACCATCTTTCCAGAAGAGTCTGTTATCTTTCCTTCTTCAAGGATTTGTAACAAAGAGTACAAAACATCTTGATCGGCTTTTTGAATTTCATCGAAAAGAATTAAAGAATATGGATTCTTTCTTACCTTCTCAGTTAATACTCCACCTTTATCAAATCCAATATAACCGGGACTAGATCCAACCAGTTTGTTTACGGCGGTCTTGTCTGTGTATTCAGACATGTCAATTGTTATAAAATTATTCTTATTAATGAATAATGTTTCTGCAATTATTTTTGCAGTCATAGTCTTTCCGACACCTGTTGGGCCAGCATAAAGCATTGAACAAATAGGTTTATTTGGATTGCGAAAACCAGCTTTAGCTCTAATTAAAGATTTATAAATATGTTCAATTTGATTATCTTGACCAAATACTTGTTCTTTTAGCTTAATTTTAAGCAGCTTAACTTTATCAAAGTCTTGTAATTTCAAATCATCAATTGGAATATTAGTCTTATCAGAGACAACCTCTAAAATATCGGTGTTTGTAACTTGATATCTATTATTACGCCAATTAGTAATCATCTTTTTTGTAGACTCTTCATACTCAACCAATAGCTCTTCTAAAGAAGAAATCTTTTTCTTCTCTATCGTTTGCTTATTAGAATCAACAAATTTACTAAGTTTCTTTTCTATCTTAAGCATTTCAGGAGACTTTACAAAGTTCTTCAATTTAACTTTAGCTCCTACTTGATCAATAATATCTAAAGCTTTATCAGGAAATCTTCCTTCAATATACTTTTCAGCACTATTAATAATAAAATGAATAACATCATCAGAGAAATCTATTACATGAAAATTTTCATATCCGCCTTTAATATTCTTGATTAGATTGAAGGTTTGTTCTTTTGTGGGTTCTTCAATTTTAATAATCTGAAAACGCCTAGATAAAGCTGGGTCATCAGATATAGTCTTCTTGTATTCGTCAAAAGTGGTAGCACCAATGCAGCTAATTTCTCCTCTGGCTAAATAAGGCTTTAGAATATTAGCAACATCGTTGCCATTTTCTGGATTTCCAGCACCAATGATCGTGTGAATTTCATCGATAAATAAAACGATATACGGATCATCTGTAATTTCTTTTAATAGATTCTTAATTTTTTCTTCAAACTCACCACGGAATTTGCAACCAGCAATCATCATTGGAATATCTAAGCTGTAAATCTGCTTTAAACTAAGCAAATCAGAAGCTTCACCTTTAACGATGGCTTGAGCCAATGATTCAACTAGTGCAGTTTTACCAACACCGGCTTCACCTACAATAAGTGGATTATTTTTATTTTTACGACAAAGGACTTCTGAGATCTTTTGAATTAATTCTTTATTAAGATGCAGATTATTTATCTTACCATTAACAACTTGTATATTAAGATTATTAGCATAAGTATTTAAAACTTTATACTTCTTTATATCAAAAGTTTGTTTCGCTTCATTAGGAATGTTTGTTTCCTCCTCAACACTTGGCAACATATCATCATCTTCTAGTTTTTGCTCAACATAGTCCACGACTTTAACAAAATCATAATTATAATCAATCAAGTAAAGTTCAAAAGTCTGATTAGGAACTTCAAACAAACTTAAAAATACATGTTCTAATCCGATGTATTTATGATCGAATTTAGAAGATATAGTTTTGGCGCATTTAAAAACATTAGTTACACCTTCAGATAATAAAGGCTTTAACGTAGCTTTCTTTTGTGCTGGAACATTAGCTTTTAGAAATGCTATGGCACTATTCTTTATCTTTAAAGAATCTATACCGAAATTTCCAAATGCTTCTTCTATCTGACTTTGCTTAAGATTCAAAAAGCTTATAAACAAATGAAGATGCGTGATCTCTGTGTGTTTGAGATCTACAGCTATTTTATAAGCTTCTTTGATTAGCTTTTGCGCTCTTGGTGTTAAATTTAAATTTTTCATTCTATGTCAGATAACTTCATGTAGATCTTGTCGTCCAAGATTCCGATGTTCTCTATCCATAGCACATCGTCACCCTTTCTGCCAGTGAAAACTACAATACTTTCCTTATCTGGAATTTTAAGACCGTCTTCAAGATACTCTGTTAATCTTTGGTGTTTTCCACCATCTAAAAACATCGCACTTACGCTGCCAACTTCATCTTTCAATTGGAATCTATAGAATGTAGAATTAGACTTTTTAGTTTTGCCCTTATAAACATCATCTATCACTCCAACCATCTTTACTCTGTCTTCTTTAAAAGCAGATTGAAATTCCATTGTATCTGTAAACGTACACTCAGATTGCTGAAAAATAGTCTTTAGTCGAATAGTTGGAGTGTAACCTAAGAGCCTATTTTCAAAGACCCAATTAGCAAACTTCTCATGATTCTTGTTTTGCTCGTAGATCTTTTTATACTCATCGTACTTTTTTCTGAATGTTATTTTACGCTTTTCATTCATGAATGGTTTACCATTCTCATTAAGAGATTGTGCTTTAAAAGCGCATTCACTTACAATAGTTAAAATATCGTAATCATATTTAGGCCCAACACTGCAAGCGAATTTCTTTTCTTTATCAGTTAAGATGTTGAAAGTTTGAGCTTCAAGAACTAAGCGTGATCTTCTATGAGTATATGAACTTAGAGTTCCAGCTTGAATCAAAGAAGAAAGTAGACCAATATTAATACCAGCTTGTTTAGCGGCGATAAAAATATCGAATTTTGTTGGAGTGTTTGTCTCTCTAAAGCTTTGAAGCGCTTGCAACGTCTTTTCAGAAACGCCTTTAATAGAATTTAATCCAAAACGAATATTGCCATCTTCAATCTTAAAATCTAATGCAGACTTTGCTAGATCAGGAGGTAGAAGTTTGATATCAAAATATACTAGCTCTTTTGAAATCTTGTTAATTTCTTGATGTGAATCAGGCTCATATTTAGACAACTGAAGCAATGCCAAGAAAAATTCATGTGGATACTTGAATTTTAGATAAGCAGTCCATGCAGCCAAAATAGCATAAGAGATAGAGTGAGATTTATTAAACGAATAGTTCGCTGAGTCTTCAGCTACTTTCCACAATACATCGCCAATCGCAGGATCAAGATTCTGTTCGGATACTTTCTGACGAATCTTTCCTTGCCATGCTGGCATTTGATCCACCTTCTTTTTACCAACGATACGTCGCAACTGCTCTGACTCATCAAGAGTGAATCCCAAACGCACAGCCATCTTCATCAACTGCTCTTGATAAAGAGGAATGCCACCAGTATATGAAAGCTCTTCTTTAAAGAAATCGTGAACAAGCTGGAATACTCCTGAAGCTGAATATGTAGCATACTGATCAGCGAAATCCAATGCGCCGGGACGAGCAATAGCAACTACCGCACTAAGCTGTTCAAGAGACTTGGGCTTAACTTTACGACATACCTTGAAGTTGGTTTCCGCTTCAATTTGGAATAGACCTTGTGGAGTACGAAGATTCTGAAAGCTTTCATAAATGAAAGGATCTTCTGGATCAATAGAAGTCATTTCAATATTCAGTCTCTTGCAAACTTCGCTGACTACAGTCAAAGTTCTCAAGCCAAGAACATCGAACTTAACCATTAGTTCGGCTACATAATTCATATCATAGCCGCTAACTAAATCACCATCAGAAGTCTTTTGAACTGGGCAAACTTCTTCGATCTTATAATAAGAAATAGCAATACCAGAAGGATGAACACCAGTATTCTTATTCAACCCTTCAATCTTCTTAGCTATTTCAAATACGAATTTATTTTGATCAACCCAAGCTTTAAATTTATCATTAGCTTTATACGCTTCTTCTAAATCAAAAACCCGTCCAAACAGTTTGGGAATATTGTCGCTAACTTCATTAACATCTGTTTCTGATAAAGCACCAACAATCTTTCCGCACTCTTTAATACAAAGCTTACTAGAAAGAGTATTGAGAGTTAAGATCTTCGATGTTTTGCCTAGATGTTTCTGCTCAATATACTTAATCACTTCTGCGCGTCTATCATAGCTAATATCGTTATCTACGTCAGGAAGAAGTGAACCATCAAGATAGGTAATATCATCTTTGATAATCTTCTTAGCGCGAGAACGGCTAACGAAACGCTCAAAGAATAGTTCATATTTTATGGGATCAACTTTCGTAACACCCACGATAAACAAAACCAAAGAACCCGCAGCACTACCACGACCAGCACCAGTTGGAATATTATTTTCATGGCAGTAATTAAGAATATCCCAGTTGAGAAGTACATAATCAACGAAATCAAGCTCTCTGAAGATTTCCAGTTCCATCTCCATACGCTCAACATATTGATTATTGTTTAATCCTAAATTATTTAAACTCCTATAACAAAGTGTCTTAAGGAATGTAAAATTATCGGAAGAAATAGGAATCTTCAGTAAATCATAATATTTACCTTCAATAGAGATTTGAGGCAAGCGAACGCCGGGAAGCATGGCGTTATCATAAGTTTTAATGTCTTGTAAAAAATTCATATTTCAATTTGCCAAAGCTGCTTCTGAAAAATCTTAAAATTCATCTGAACGTCGTACATGGAATTGTGAAGCATATTCTCATCGAAGTCAATCTTATATTCTTTCAATTGAGTTTTAATGCTCGTCTTCAATCCCTTTTCGCGGAAGTCGTTTAGTCTATACTGCCAAAAAGTAAAATCAGAATCTCTTTGAGGTTTGAGATTCTTTTTAATAGCTTTAGCCATACAGTTTGTATCTATTATTCTCTTAACATAAGAGAAGTCGCTTTTCTTGCCCATTAGTCTTCTGTATGTATTATGAATATACACATCAAAGCCCAATAGATTTTGTCCAATAATCAGATAATCATCATTATAAATATAATCTTCAAAAGCCTCCAGAACTTCTTTTGGATCGGCGGCTAATGAATGATATTTACGCTCATCAAAATGAGTAACAAGCTTTGCCCCTTCTGAAAGCTTCAGATCAGGCCAATAGATATGATTGTCTACTTCTTTGATTATATTGCTACCTTTAGCAATAAGATAGCTTAATTGCCAAGGCTTGTTACTGTCATCAAGCAGATTTAGATGACAGGTTTCAAAATCGAAACAAATATACTTTTGTTCTTTATTAAATCGTAGCATTTTCTTCCTTCCAAGCTTCGAAACTAAATTTGTCGCTGCAAAAATGAGGCAACTCTGGTTTTTCTAGTGAACGGTCTTTGCCGAAAGATCTATTGCAGATTATCTTGTAAGCCATAAAAGCTTTGACGTCAGATTTCTTGTTATAATAAATACTTCGAACTTTAACCATTGGCAGATCATTGTTTATAGAGAATTCTTTTACCTTCTCTTGAAGAATATAATCTAAAGCTAAGGCGTTATCTTCGTAAAACAAAGTGGCTTTAGTGAAAGAAAGATCAGGAACAGCGTTGCCAAAGGATAAATTATTTATGTAAATGAATGAATCATAAAATGGAATAGCGAGCTTGAGAGACGCTTCATTCCACAACTCCTTCAAGTCGCTATAACTTAGAAAGCCAGAATTGGTGCAAAAGGCTTTTGAATAGATTTTATTGAGCAGCTTGCACCCAATATCATCTTTAGCAAAGATAATTACTTTATGTTGACTGCCTTCGTCTTCTGGAAGAGCAGAGTTTCTCATTGAAAGTCTTAGGCCAAATATTAATTGAATACCCATTTCTTTGCTGCGCTTGTACGCTTCAAAGAATCCAATCAACGAGTCTTCGACTAATATAATCTGTTTAAGACCGTTGTCTTTCGCGATCTTAAATACACTATCAGATCCTCCTTCAGTGACCTTCTTTGGATCATCTAAAGTCAGTATAGATTTTCCTATACTGAAATGAGATTTAAACAATGGTAGCATGTCGCCCAAATTCTAGCGAAGAACTAGAATTTGTCAAGATCGAAAGCGTCAAAATCGTCAGGAGTTTCAACAGGTTTAAAACATGGGCATCCATCGTACTTACTTTTTATTAATTTTTCTCCTTCTTGAAGTTTAATTTTCTGCAATTCTTTTTTAGTAAATGCTGATTTTTTTACTTTACCATCTTTATCTACAATTGCAAAATAATCAAATCCAAATTTATAAGTACAGTACCACATTGGAGTACCGTCTTTTTTAATTTGATTAGGTTGTTTAGCAAAGCCACATAGAAGTTTTCCAGCAAAACTACCATCTTTGGGCATTCCTTGCTTTGCCGCCATGTTAGATATAGCGGTTTTATCTGTAAAAGAATCAGCGTATTTTTGATAGCCAGTAAGTTCATGCTCAAAGCCAAGAAGCTCATATTTATCTTTGGCTTGCATGGGCATAACTCCATCAGCATTTAAATCTTGTTTCAAGAACAAGAATTCCATTTTAATATCTTTAAGATGGGGATATAACTTTCTAATAGCAAGAGTGTACATATAATCTTGCAGATTATCGGTTACTTCTTTACCTTCGTATTTCTTTTTATTTGTTTTAAAATCTCTAATTAATACGACTCCATGATTACCATAAATAAAGAGCCTGTCAATAAAACCCTTGATCTTGTAATTAACATCTTCTTCTTGGACGGTAATCTCAAAATCTTTTTCTGAAATCACTTCTGTTGGTTCACCAAATTTCTTGCCAAAAAAATCATACATCAATCCTTTTAAAGCCATTGAACAAATATCTTGCAGATTCTCTTGTTCATTAAGATTCTTGCGCTTGATGTGTTTATAAACCATCTTCTTAATCGCTTTTGAAGCGAAGATGTTTTGTTTTTTTACAATGATGTCATAATGTTTTTTATGACGAGGCAGAGCGAGACACTCAAGAATGATGTGAACAGTATCGCCAATTAAAGCTCCAGAATTAGTTTTGTCTGGCAACTTTAAAACATACTTGCACCAATACTGCCATGAGCAGGATTTTAGCGTCTTGATTTTACTAGCTGATAATGTTTCCTTCAAAGCTTCAAACTTTCTAAATAATCTTTAAGAATAGAAATGGTTTTCTTATCCTTATCGTTATTATATACATAATCAAGAATGTATTCTACTTGAGTTATTCTATCTCTTTTCTTATTCTGCCATCGTTCCATTGTAATACCTTTCTCTAGCATTTCGCCAAAGTCTTTACAAATAGGAAGCTTAATTTTAACTTTATCAATATCAATATACTTAATAAGCTTTAAGAATATTTTAATGGCAGCTTGAAGTCCGCGATTATCAGTTTTGTCTGCATCGTTGTTTGTGGAAATAACAACCTCATCTATGGACAATGACATTAGATAAGACAATTGTTTAGAACTTATCTCCAAGCCGAAAACTACTAGATGATTATAATATCCTTGCTGAGATAAAGCCAAGCTGTCGCCAATTCCTTCGACAAGAATGATCGAACGCTTTTCTTCAATAGTTTTCTTGAACACGTTATCTTCTTCACTTTGAAGATTTATAGGATAAATCCAATTACCTTTTCTGCCAATGTGTTTCCACTTGGGAGCGGAATTGTTCGGCTTCCACAATAAATGTCGTCCACTGATGCCGATTACTTTTTTATTTTCATCGAATATTGGAAATACGAAACGACCATTCATCTTTCCAGACATAGAAAAACCAGAACGATAAAGCTCAAGAACTTCAGAACTAATGTTCTTCTTGTTGTAAAAGTCATAGTGAGGAAGCAAAGTTTTTACTTCATCATGGTCAAAAAATTGATCTGATTCCATTTTGGGTGTTCTGATTGATTCTATACAGGGATCATTATTAGTCTTAATTGATTGCAAGATTTCTTCTATCTTTGAATCATCATTACAAGTAAGCTCAAGAAGTCTTTTAAAAGGTTGATAAGAAGTGTTGGCTACAAAATCTTTCCAGATTCCAGTGTCTTTCCAAATTTGTAGAGCGGTTCTATTGTCACCATCACGATAAACGGCATTGCATTGCCAGTATTTGCCGCGATCTGATAATTGATATCCAAGATCAATCAACGTTTTTTCAATAGCCTCTGCTTGATTGTTAATCGAGGTTAGGTACGTCGTCATCGTTATCTTTAATTACAGTTGCGTTTGTGCCAAGAGCATCAACGATATCTCTATAATCACCCTTTTCTGAGACACAGAAATTAGCAATTTCAAGATTAACAAAATTCTTTTTAAGAGTACCATCTGCAAGTTTTACTGGATTAATGGCTCCAGCAATATCTTTGCCAAGATGGCGAGCTTTTATATTAATGAACTTGTGCGTTCCAAAACCAACTTCATTCTGTAATTCATCAGATGTCTTTTGTCGCAGAATAAATAGATGAGAAGCGAATTGGGTAATGCGATCAGAAAGAGAAACGATGCTTTCATCATCAGTGATATTTGATGAATTCTTATTGGTGACGATACCAGCACGATTAGATTGTACTGATGTCATCATTGATATGCATGGGCCTTTATCGCTTACGATATCTCTTTGAATACAACGTTTATATTTATCAACCATCTCTCCAACAAGCTGCCATTCGGTTTTATTACCTCCATTTTCACTTGTAGTCTTGATATAGTCAAAGCTAAAAATCATAGGATTTCCACGACCTATCTTGGAGTAGTAAAATCTTTTTAGAACACTAATCTGAGCATCAACGCTCATGCCACCTACATTATAATAATATAAATGCTTGTATCTTTTATTGATAGTTTTCCACACTGATCTGACATTATCTACAATTTCTGCACCAGCCTTACGCCAATTTCCGCTTTCTAATAGATACATTGGAACTTTGGACATTGCAGCGCATTGTCTAAAAATAAGTTCCTCTTTGCTCATTTCACCGTTATCAAAATGAAGAACTGGTACTTCATATTGTTCAGATACCTTTGTAGTAAAATCTAAACAGAATTGAGTTTTACCAACACCTGAACGAGCGACGATAACAGTGATATTTCCCGGTCTCAAAAGAGAACCGTACATGTCTTGAGTTTTTGGATGCGGTCCAGCGAATCCAAATTCAGTGACTGGATTATTTCCACGCTCTTCAACAAGAGCTTCCATTTCATCAAAAATATTTTCTGGTTGATCTGCACCAGTTTCATAGAGATTGATTTGATCATTATAAAGTTTATCAGCGCATTCAATGATAACACTGTAATCAGAAGATGGAGAGATAGACTTCATCTTCTTATTGATCTCTGCACCACACATCGCAATTTCGCGACGAATAGTGTACTTCTTCAACTCTTTAGCAACGCTTATAATAGATTCTGGGGACAACTTCTTGAGAGACAAAGATTCAATATAATCAGATGGATTGATATTGTCCTCAAACGTTACCCCAAAATTCTTTACTCTTTGAGATATTACTACGTCATCAATTTTTTCACCGTTGTCAATTGCTTGACGAAGCACACAAAAAATAGTTCTATTTATCTTAGAGCTTTCACTCCAGAAGTCTTTCTCTGTCACGAAAGATGCAACATCTGCGTATCTTTCTGGATATTTAATCAGTCCAGCGAGCAACTGAGTCTCTAAATCATACGAATAAATCATTCCGAACGGACGTTATCACGGCTCGTCAGTCATGTCAATGGAATTCTGTTCGTTGTCTACCTCATCTAAATACTTTTCCAAAGCCTTAACTAAACCCATTTCTACGATTGGATTGGCTACTTTAGTATAAATCATGGGGCATCCATCTTGAGAGACATAAGCCACTATAAATCCTTTGGAGGATTCATCGGACCCACTGAACTCATAGAGTTTGTTAAAATAGTTTTCAGGAATTTTGAACTGTTTAAAATTCTCTGATTGAGAGTCCTTCTTCATGTTATAATATTACACCTTGACTTTCGAAAAGGTCTTTATTTATTGTATCGTTTTCGAAAATAGTTACAAGTGTAATTTCATTAAGTTCGCAGAAACGTTCTTTTTTCTTGTCTCTATTTAATTGATGAAGAAAATTCATTCTATTTTCATGGAAGAATTTAACAAAACCAGTGTGTTGCCTACCTTGAACTTCTATAGCTATTTTTTTATTAGCGTTATAAAAGTCCAAGGTAAGACGAGTTCCTACTATAGGAAACTCTTCAAACACAATATTATGCTGCCAATAGTTTCGTAAAAATTTCTTAGCTTCAGTTTGAAATTTACTACGGCTATCCATACTCCAATTAATTAAATAATTGCGAGCATTTTTGCAACGTCTTTTCTTATTACTCAGAGATAGAAATTCCATCGCCAAAATTTAGTAGGTTTTCGCTGATATACTTAAAGAAGAAATTCTTAAGTTTTTCATTGTCGTTGACAATTTGTTCAAACTTAGCTGCTCCTTGAATTTGAGCAGGAAATTCTGTAAAGCCAGCTTCCTTTAAAGTATTAAGAAACTCTTCATCAAAGCTAATCCAAGCTCCCTTCTTAATAGCGATTTCCCACATAGTTAGAAAATCAAAGATTTCCTTTTCTACCCAATTAGAAGTACCATTCTTTCTTCCATATTTAATTGGATATCGAATAGTGCAGTTAGTTCTTTCATTTGGAGATTTCTTAACAACGATCTTCACAAAGTGTCCAAG